TGTCCTGGCAATCTAAGTTGTAACACCAGTCAACGATGTTTCCATTTATGTTTATTGAAAATATCATTTGTCTTTATCCTTGATGATTAGCGCGACTGCATAAAGACAGAACGCCATAAATATAAGTATTGGTAATAGTTGAATGTCCATTATTTATCCTCCCTGGTACTTGGTTTACCATTTGGGAAAGTCAAAGCTTCGCTAAAGATCTTCCAGTCATCTGGAGTCATAGCTATCTCTGCTTTCTTTGGATCTACATTATCTTTGAGTCCATACTTCTTACGCATCTGTCCAAGGATGCTTTTATGTGATTTGTTTTTTAAAGCCATTATGCTGCCTCCAATTCGTTTTCTGCCCAGGGGTTTGGTCCATTGCCATCATCCCACATTACATCATAGCCAAAGTCACAATAGTATCTGTCTCTTGCTGCGACTTTGATCTGGCCTTCGTTCTCAAATGTGTTTTCATGTAAACCAAACACACCAACAACAGTTCCTGTTTCGTTGTATTCTTCGTGTATTAGTTTTACTTTGTCACCTAGGTCGTACTTTGCTTTGTCAAAAACATTTCCTTCTGTCATTATTATATCTATCACGCCACCTCCTCTTCATTGTGTTTTTTAGCCAATGCATCCGCTCTTCCCATGACATACAGTGTTGCAACTTTTTCTCTGTCCAGGCTATCTCCACCACCCCATAGGTTTGGGAAAAGATCTTTGTAAATCTTTGTGTATTTAATAGCATCTTCTCTGGTCATTTCATAATGTTTTTCTAGGCCTTGTTTGCCATAAAAAGCCATAAGATAATCAATAAATGTTTTTTCGTCTCTCATTACGCAACCTCCCATTCTTTTTTGTAAGCTATCACATGTCTTTGCAAACCACCTTGGTCATAGATTGGCTTGTCAATCTCAGTCTGGCAACCCAACATGTAAGGGTTAATTCTTTGAACCCTACCATCTTCTAATTTAATAGTTATTGTTTTGTGATACCAGTCACAAGGCTCAACCTTGGCAACAGTTCCCCAACCAGGTATGTTGGCAGTATCACCTTTGTAATAGATCTTGTCACCAGCATCAATACCGCCAACATATCTCTCGTCATCCCATTTGTGTTTTCTCATTTTTTCTCCTTTATTAATCACAACCACAAAACTATTATAGTACGTTATACTACTTATATCAACCCTTATGAGAAAAAAAGAGGTATTAATTTTTCTATGGTTTCTTGTGCATTTTTATGCAAAATACCTATACCTCCAGCCTTGGTCCAGGCTTCTATGTTTTCTAATCTATCATCAATTAGTACATGGTTATGATTAGCAAAGACGGCCTTATGTCTACCTTTGATGGTGCAGGTAATTAATACGTTTGGATCCACATGTTCTTTGATCCATTTGTTTTTGTCAGCTGCAACTCTAGATCTATTAACATCACCTGTCGCGGTTAAGATCTCCCAGTACTCACCACTTTGTTTGATATGATCTACCAGGTGATCCATGTCTGCCATCTTTGGTAACTTTGCAAACAAACCTTTATTAGACAGCTCTAGCTTCCTGGTATCGTATTCAGCATCGTGAGTCAAAGGTCCATTTAAAAACTCTGGACCTTCAACGCCCTGGACGAAGTCTGCTAAAACTCCGTCCATGTCTACAAATATTTTTAATTTATTCATCAAGCAATACCATTTTTAACCAGGCATTTACCATAAATATGGTTAGCATAATCGTTTAACTTATTTTTGATTTCCTCTTGCTCAGCATCTTTTTTTGCCTTTTCTTCTTGATCCATCATTGTTGTATTAACAATCTCAACATTTACAAATTTCTGACAATGAAGAATTGTCTTAGTCTCACAGATCTTAGCTCTTTGACCATCGGTCAGCTTAGTAACGTCAACATTTTTTTGGAAATGGGCAAGACTTTCTTTGGTGGCCCATTGAGGATCTAGTCCAATAGTTTTGATATGCCCATCTTCGTTCTCATAAAGAACCTCAATACCACTATAAGTGCTTTTTTTCACAGCGCACCATTTGTCAGTCTTTGGATTTAAAGTCTGGTAACAAAGTCTGTCACCTCTTTTAGTCGTCTCAATCCAATACTTTCTCTTGGTTCTCAATTTGTATCCCCAAGGATAATCCTCTACCGTAACAGCATTATCCGCTGCGTCCTTGTTGTAAATTATATTTACTATCATCACGCTACCTCCTTACATTTGCATTTTAAATAAACAGTTTTCTCTGGTACTGGATTACCAAAACAATCTTCAAAAGTAATTTCTCTTTTACCAGTTCCTAAACACTCCTTGCATGTATTGTCATACACTTTTGCAAACCCTTGTTTAAGTTTGTTTGCCATTACCTTGTCCTCGTTACCATTTGCATCATAACTAATTACATCAAACATCACGCTACCTCCTTTGTTAAAGCGACCCATTTAAATTTATAACCCAGACCTTTGATGATGGTTAAGTCAACATCATTGAAAGTCTTGGTACCTTTCAGTTTAGCCAAAGATTTTGCCTGGTAACAAACTGGATAGACCAGTTCATTACCAAACACATTCTTTACCATTAGTTTTATTTCCATATTCACTCCTTAACCTGGATAGGCCATTAAAGTTCCAGCATCGTATGCTTCACAATGCCAGCCACATTTCTCTACAAGTTTGTCAAACTCTGGATTGACTCCAAAAGTTTCTGCCCATCCTGTATACCAGTAGTTGTAAACTGGTTCTCCGTTAATGGGGTCACCTTCACTACCTCTGAACCAAATACCTTCTTTGGTTTCATCACCATAGAACTCAGCCAATGGTGTAGCTTTTACACCTGGATAGAGTTTGTTGATTTTCTTAATAAGCGTTGCTTCTCTCATAATTCCTCCTTTTAAAATAACAACCACAACTATTAGTATACGGATATATACTCAGATGTCAACACATATACTCACATAATTATTAATTAGTTTAATAAAAGCATATATAAACATTATAAATACACTATAATTAAACGGATTATGAGCAAAATGCCGAGTGGAAAACCAGGAAGAAAAAAGATTATTATTGATGCTGACCAGGTAGAGATGTTAGCTGCACAAGGCTTGGGAATCATGGATATTTGTCGTTCCATTGGAGTAGGATGGGATACATTCAACAAAAATAGAAAGCGTAAAAAGGAAATTTCGGAGGCTCTCGCACGCGGCAAGGCGGCTGGAATGAAAGTAGCCACGTCCGCATTGATGAATCAAATCCACGAAGGCAACTTCCAGGCGATCCAGTTCTACCTAAAAAATAGATCTCCAGAGGAATGGAGCGACCGCCAGGAGGTCCAGCACAATCTAAACCTCAAGGATGTTATGCAAGTCGCGCAAGCACGCGTGATCGAAGGAGAGACGGTTCCAGAGGAAAGGCTAAAGCTAGATGACATTAAGAAGTAAGCATGCATGCATGCACGCACAAGCGTCCGTGCATATTTGCACAAGGATTTTCTTGCGTTCGTGAGCGTGCTAGTAAAAACAGAATTGACCCCCCTTTTGTTTATTGGCGGTGGCGGTAATTATAAATACATAGTGAGATAATTTTTTTATGAAATATAAGCCAGAAGATGAAAAAATGTTAATGACTGAGCTTTGGTCACCAGTAATCAAAGACAATCCACTAAACTTTGTTAAATTCGTATTCCCTTGGGGAATAAAAGACACCCCCCTCGAAGATTTTACAGGTCCAAGGAAGTGGCAGGAAAAAATTTTGAGAGAAATGACAATACACATTCAACGTAATGGTATGAAGGACTTGCCAGAGATGTTTAGAATGGCTGTAGCATCTGGACGTGGTATTGGTAAATCAGCTTTGGTGTCTTGGATTGTTTTGTGGATGTTATCAACCAGACTTGGATCCACAGTAATTGTTACCGCTAACACCGAACAACAGTTAAGAAGTAGAACATGGGCAGAGCTTGGTAAATGGCTCACATTATCAATAAATTCTCATTGGTGGGCAAAGACTGCTACAACCATAAAGCCATCTGGATGGTTTGATGAGGCTTTAGAGCGAGATCTAAAGATTGATACTGGTTATTATTATGCCCAAGCACAGTTATGGAGCGAGGAAAACCCAGATGCGTTTGCAGGCATCCATTCATCTTACGGCGTATGCCTGATCATGGATGAAGCATCAGGTATTCCTTCTCCTATTTATTCTGTATCTGAAGGTTTCTTCTCCGAACCCACGCCTAACAGATTCTGGTTTACTTTTTCCAACCCACGCAGGAATCAAGGACCTTTCTACGATTCCTTCCACAGCGCAAAACCATTCTGGAAGAACGAGCAAATAGACTCACGCACGGTTGAAGGCACGGACAAGGATCTCTTCTCCAAGATGATTGAGCAGTACGGCGAAGATTCTACCGTTGCGCGCGTGGAGGTGATGGGCGAGTTCCCATCCGCGGATGATGATACTGTTATACCAATGGAACTAATTAAAAGCGCAGTCGATAGAGAT